GAAAGGGACCGTCTATGAGCTCCGCACTTCCTGAGTTGTTCGAGAAGATTGTTAACCCATACGACCTTATTCTCGACGGCACGAAGGTAGGTTTCTATCCAGAAAGAATCGCCGCCTGGCAAAGGGGGGAGAAAATCGCCCCGATTACGATGGATGTAGCTTGGACCAGGAAGTGCAATTACGCCTGCGAGTTCTGCTACGCCACCATGCAGGCGAGCCAGGGAAAGGAGATCACGCGGGAAATTGCTCTGCAGTTTCTGGAGGACGCCGCGGAGATTGGAGTCAAAGGCGTTTCTCTGATCAGCGATGGTGAGTCGAGCATTGTCCCGTTCTATGCGGAATCAATTGAGCACGGTGCAAAGCATGGACTTCAGATCGGGATAGGTACGAACGGCAAGGTTCTCAAAAAGCCCATGCTCGAGAGGATTCTCCCGCACCTTTCTTACCTGCGTTTTAACTTCTCGGGAGGGACGCGAGAGGGCTACTCCAGGATCATGGGGGTAAAGCCTGAGTGGTACGACGTGGTGATTCAGAACGTCAAGGATGCGATGTACATCAAGAATCGTGATGGTCTTGGGGTCACGATCAACATGCAATTGGTCTGCGATCCCAAGAACGAGGCGGAGTTACTTCCGTTTGCAAACCTCGCGGCGAGCATTAGACCGGACTACGCCATCATCAAACATTGTGCGGACGATGTAGACGGGACTCTGGGGACTGATTACACCCAATACGAAAAGCTGAGCGCGACTTTCGACAAGATCGAAGCGATGGGGGACGAGTCCTTCCGGGTGGTTGTCAAACGCGACCGGATGAAGGACGAGGGGAAAAGAGACTATTCCAAGTGCTTCGGGCCTCCGTTCATTACGCAGATGTCGGGGAATGGACTGATCGCCCCTTGCGGGTTCCTGTTCAACGAGAAGTACAAAGCCTTCCACATTGGCAACATCTGCGACACCAGATTCAAGGAGATTTTCCAGTCTGACAGATATTGGTCCGTCATGCGGTATCTGGCGAGTGACGAGTTCGATCCAAGGAAGCGCTGCGGCCCGAACTGTTTGCAGACGCAGACCAACTCCTTTTTGTTCAAGTACGTCAATGGCAAGGCGACCCTTCCGACTTCAAAGGCCCCGCCGCATCTTGGGTTCCTGTGAAGACTGTTCTGGCGAATGGTTGTTTCGACCTTCTTCACATCGGGCATGTCCTGCATTTGCGCGAGGCTCGAGCGATGGGAGACAGGTTAATCGTGTCGCTGACACTTGATCAGCACGTCAACAAGGGACCGGAAAGGCCGATCTACAAATGGGCCGAGAGGGCGGAGCTGTTGCTGGAACTGAAGTGCGTTGACGAGGTGATTCCAACAGCCAACGCGGTGGACGCGATCCTAGCGGTTAAGCCTAGCGTGTTCGTCAAGGGAACGGACTACTCCGCCGGGGATATGTGGAGCGAGCCGGTGCTGAAGGCGTGCATGGAGGTAGGCGCGGAAATCAGGTTCACGAAGTCACGAAAGCTCAGTGCAACGGATGCCATCGTTAAGGTGATGCGTGCACGCGTCTGATCTCATAGCCTTCGAGAAGGACATCGCAGACGCTTTCGAGCGTGGCGAGATTCATGGGCCGGTGCATCTTTCAGGAGGTAACGAAGATCAGCTAATACATCTTTTCAAGGAAGTAGATCGTGGTGACTGGCTGTTTTCAACATGGAGGAGCCACTTTCACGCACTGCTGCACGGCATTCCACAAGAAAAGGTGATGGCGGAGATCCTGGCCGGCAGGAGCATGAATCTCTGTTTCCCGGAGCATCGTTTCTATACGTCCGCGATCGTCGGGGGGATTCTCCCGATAGCAGTAGGGGTCGCCGCGGCGTTGAAGCGCCAAGGTAGTGAGCGCATGGTGTGGTGTTGCGTGGGGGATATGGCAGCGACTACCGGGGTCTTCCACGAGACCAGCACTTATGCCCTGAGGCAAGACCTGCCCATCAAATTCATCGTAGAGGACAACGGATTAAGCACTAACACACCTACAGACGAAACGTGGGGAATGACTTGGGGATCATGGGACAAGGTGAAGAGGTACACCTACAAACGGACGGTGCCTCACTGCGGGATCGGGAAGTGGGTGAATTTTTGAGCTACTTCCATGCCCTGACGGACTCCATGACGTTCCTCGCGGAGCATCCGAAGACTTTATTCGTCGGGCAGGGAGTGAAGTACGACGGGCAGAGGATGCACGCCTCGTTTTCCGGTGTGCCTATGGAGAGGAGGATCGAGTTCCCGGTGGCCGAAGACTTCCAGATGGGCTTTTGCATGGGGTTGGCGCTGGAGGGCTATATCCCGGTGTCGGTATATCCACGCATGGACTTCCTGCTATTGGCCGTGAACCAGCTCGTCAACCACCTGGACAAGGTGAGGCAGTTCAATCCCAAGGTGATTGTCAGGGTTGCCGTGGGAAGCGAAAAGCCCCTAAACCCAGGACCACAACACACTCAAGACCATTCAGCCGCGTTGAGAAGCATGCTCACCACGATTCCAGTGTTTGAGATATTGCAACCTCAGGATGCGGTGTTCACATATCGCAAGGCGTTGAACTACGACTATTCGTCGGTGGTCGTGGAATACATGGGGAAGTATTGAAATGGGCCTTGCGCAGGGAGCCAAGGGAGCCGCCCCGAGCGACACGAACGTCAAATCGCCTGGTCTGCACTACACGGGCAAGGGATCTTTGATCCCGGCGTCATTCGGAGGTCTTGCCTCTAACTTCTTCGAGACCGTGGGGCTTTGCCTCGAGCGCGCCGTGGTGACAGGAGAATGCTGGATCGTGGCGGAGAACCTCAACGACGCCGTGCGGAAGATGAAGGACGAGTTTCGAGAGAAGCACCGGAATGGCGGAAAGCTCATCTTCGTCGGCAACGGCGGCAGTGCCGCTATCGCCTCTCACATGGCCGTCGATTACACAAAGAACGGCGGCATCAGGTCTATGGCGCTGAACGACGCACCGACGCTGACGTGCCTCGCAAACGACTTTGGCTATGAGAACGTGTTTGCGAAGCAGCTCGAGTACTACGCCACATCTAAAGATGTGGTGGTTATCGTAAGCTCCAGCGGAAAGTCCGAGAACATCATCCGGGCTGCTAAGTACTGTAGCGTGCTGCAGTGCAAGCTAGTAACGCTCTCCGGCATGAACCCGAACAATTACCTCAGGAGGCTTGGGGATCTCAATTTCTACGTGCCGGCGGCAGATTATGGTCTTGTAGAGCTTTCCCACCTTTGCATCCTGCACGCGGTGGTGAGCCTATGACCGCTCTGGTTGCCATGGTCCTGCCGCTCGAGCTCGACGATGGTCGCCTGGACGAGCTTTTGAGCATCTGGGCCAGGTGGATGAGGTCGAACCAACCCCTGAGAGAGTTGTGGTACCCGGACGGGGCCTGCGGCTGCGTAGGAGGGGGGTACTCCCAATCTTTCGAGGACATGCTGGAGGCAGGTGAGGCCCGAGCCGCGGAGGCCGTAAACGGTGCCATAGACAGCCTGCCAGTGGATCAGCAATGCGCCATCTTCCACGTCCACCTGCATGCTGTTTACCGTTTCAGGGCGTCTATGGAGGTGGTCTACAGTAAGGCCAGGTCGAGCCTAGCCATAGGGCTACCAGCCCGCGGGATCTACTAGGCCTTGCGCTGTATAAAAAACTAGTGCTTGACACGTGGCTAAAAAGACTTTAAGTTCCGAACCACGGACAGGTGCGAGCATAGAGTCCGTAGCAGGTTTAGCCATTAGCCCGAGCATCACAAGGTCAGCGATGAGCATTTAGACCGCTACCTGCAGATGTTCGCGTGGCGCTGGAATAGGCGGGATATGGAAGCCAGCGAGCGCGTCAACGCCATGCTGAAGGCGGCGAGGGACCACCGTTTGACGTACAAGCAGTTGACGCGCAAAATCGTCAACTGAATGAATGAAAAGCCGCTTAAACTGCCGTATACGTTTGAGGAAGCTTTAGGGCGTTTAGCCCGCGTGCCGAAAGAGGAGATAGACCAGAAGATTAAAAAGCCCGGGGTGGTCAAGCCCCGGGCTAGTCGGCTCAAGCCAAGATCACGCTAATGATTGGCGAGTGATCTGCATCTGATTACCTCCTCCGGGGATTTCCCCGGTGTTGTATGGCCCGGCTAGGACCAGGGGGTTGGCGGCGCAAGCCGCAATAGAAAGCCGTGGGTGTTCCAAGCACTCCACGGCTTTCGTCTTTCTGGATGGGTCGCAATACAGTCTCATGCCGATTTGGCGAACGGCACAACGACTGGTGCCTGTGACCGCAGGCTCCAAGTATATAATGTGGACCCCACGGGATAACGGCAAGGATCGCCGCTTCTCAGTCCCACACCGCAGGGCCATTGCCGCCCAGCGAGCTATTGAGGCCGCTGGAGATGCTGGCGAGCCGGTAGGTAAAGACGATTACAGAGACCATTTGACCGAAGACGAGCGCGAACTGGACGAGATGTTTAGGCCTCGCTCGATTTGGTAAACATTTCGGCCCCCGGCAGGAGCAGCCGTACTCCTCCTCCCTCCCTCCCTCGACGGTCTGTGTCCTTGCTCGTGGGGCCGAATCCTTTTTATCCGCTACCGCGAGGCGTGGACAGTGTCGAAATTTCAACAGATTACGGCTTGAGTCTATGGGCGCCCCTGTAGGCAACAAGAACGCCACCAAGAACAAGCCCTGGGCCGAGGCGCTTAACCGTGCTTTGCTAGCCGAGGATGGCAAGAAACTCCGTGCTTTGGCCGAGAAGCTGATTGCTAGGGCTGAGGAGGGCGACGTAACGGCCCTCAAGGAAATTGGCGACCGCATGGACGGCAAGCCCAATCAGTCGGTCAGCGGTCCGGATGGTGAGCCACTCTTTGGTCCAATCGTTGAGGCGGCCGACAAGCTGCGCGGCAGTCTGAAGGGGTGATTTTCCCGGGAGGGGGATCTGTAGCACTGCCTTGGCTTGTATCGGGTACGACTGCGGCTGTGCCGATAGTGGATCCGACGAAACTGCCAAGCTGGTAGATCCCCTGACCACATGAAGCTCTGGGACGTGCCGCTGGCCGATGTGCTGGCGGACTGGGACCGCATTGACGGGGCAGGGACGGATTTAGCAGGGATACGAGCCCTGTGCCTTGAGGATCGCTTCTACCTGCTGGTCAAGGCGCTGAAACGCTACGACGCCTTGCATCCGTGGATTTACGCTAGGTGCCGGGAGGTAGAGAAAGCCCCCGACGATCACCTCGACCTGTGGGCGAGGGAGCATTACAAAAGTACGCTTATCACGTTCGCCGGGATCATCCAGGAGATCCTGCGTGACCCCGAGATCACGGTCTGCATTTTCAGCCACACCAAGGGCATAGCGAGAAAGTTCTTCCGGCAGATCAAGCAGGAGCTGGAAGCGAATGCGGTTCTGAAGGCCGCATTCCCGGATGTTCTATGGGCTGATCCTCAGAAAGAGTCTCCGAGGTGGTCTGAAGAGAGCGGGATCGTAGTAAAGCGAAAGACCAACCCGAAGGAAGCCACGCTCGAGGCGTGGGGGCTGGTGGATGGTCAGCCTACGTCGGCGCATTACAAGCTGCGCGTCTACAACGACGTGGTGACGATAGAGAGTGTGACCACACCAGACCAGGTAGCCAAGACAACGGCGGCGTGGGAGCTGTCCGATAACCTCGGGGCCGTAGGCGGTAGGAAGTGGCACGAGGGCACGCGGTACAGTTTTGCGGATACCTACCAAGCGATCCTCGAGCGGAAAGCCTTAAAGGCCAGGATCTACCCTGCGACCGATGACGGCCGGCC